CAAAAGACAATGTATTACCCCCTACACCTGCGGTAGAATCGGTGATAGACATTTTTGAAACATCTAAATCATATGATGCCAGATGTTGCTTTATCATATTTGTCATTATATTTGCGTCATCTCGTGATGTTATATAGTCTATAGACTCATCGTCTATTTTTAAATTACATAACTTATTTTTATCTTTTAAATATGGAAACAACCTAATTTTTTTTCCGTTGTACATTAATATTATTATATCGAGGATTCCTTTTATGTGCCTTGATAAAGATATTTTGCATAAATATTTTTTTTACACAACGAAAATACAAATCAACTTTTTCGATAAAATCTTTATGTGTTTTTTTGCGAGAAAAATTGATTTATAAATTATTTTATTATATCTGATTAGTTAAATAATTACTAAAATAATGAAAAATAACAAAAATTTGGTATTTCAAGTATTAGAATGGAGACCCGCACATAAACAAGTATATGATGACGATGACCCGGAAACATATCTAATTCACTTATTTGGACGAACAACAGACAATAAAACTGTTTTTGTTGAAATAGATGATTTTACTCCATACTTCTATGTCGAACTTCCACAAAACTGGAAAAAATATCATTTGGATATCTTTTTAGAGGATATGAAAAAAAGAGTACCAAAAAAATATAAAAATTCGTTAATTGGAACAAAAATAGTGTATAAACATAAATTTTATGGATTTAATGATTACAAAAAATTCAATTTTGTGAGATTAGAATTCGATAGCCATACTGGGTTTAGAGCTTATGAGAGAACAATTAGAAAAAAATATTCCAATCCGATAATATCAAAAAGAAGCTTTTATCCGAAATTATACGAATCAAACATTGACCCTTTTATCAGATGTATGCATCTTAGGAATCTTAGCGCATGTGGATATATAAAAATTAAGAAAAATGCATATAATGTAATGTCTAAAGACGAAGAAAATTATACATCATGTGATATAAATGTTGCTACATCGTGGAGAGAATTGCACAATGTTGAAATCAATTCAATTCAGTCTTTTACTGTAGCTTCTTTTGATATTGAGTGTACGAGTGGCGATGGAACATTCCCTCAGGCATCTAGAGATGACGATAAAGTTATCCAAATAGGAACTACTTTCAATAGGTATGGAGAAGACGAATGTTATTATAAACATATTGTTACATTAGGGTCATGTGATCCAATTGACGGAGTTGATGTAGAATCATATGATACGGAAGAAGAAGTTCTTGTGGCTTGGACTAGAATGATGCAAAAAATGGATCCTGATATTGTAACAGGATATTACATTTTTGGATTTGATTTTAAATATTTAAAAGATAGAAGTTTAAAATTGGGATGTTCAAGTAAATTTGCACAATTAGACAGAATGATAGGAGAAAAATCCGAATTTAAGGAAAAAATTTTACAATCTGCCGCTTTTGGAAGAAATGAACTATTCTATTTCGATATGAAAGGCAGAGTAACTGTTGATTTACTACAGGTTATGAGAAAAGATTTTAAATTTCCGAGTTACAAATTAGATTATATTGCAGGTGTATTCATAAGAGGGAAAATATCTGGATTAACTCTTAAAAAGAAAAGTGTTAAATCAAAAAAAATATATACAGTAGTAAATACTCCAAATACAGATGGACTCAAAGTCGGTCAATATATAACAGTGTCTTACACAGATGAAATCGATGAACATAAATACGAAAATGGTCGCAAGTTTCCAATTGTTGCTTTAACAAAAGATACTATAAAAATAGTTGGAAAAATAAGTTCAAAAATAGTAAGATTGGACAAAAATGCAGTTGTATGGTCTCAAGCAAAAGATGATGTTAAACCACAAGATATTTTTAGATTACAAAAAGGATCTTCGAAAGACAGAGCAATTATTGCGAAATACTGTATTCAGGATTGTGAATTGTGTAATAAAATAATGTCGAAATTACATATTATAACAAATAATGTAGGTATGGCAAATGTTTGCAGTGTTCCACTTTCATATCTTTTTATGAGAGGACAAAGTGTTAAAATTTTTAGTTTAGTTGCTAAAAAATGTAAAGATGAAGGTTTTTTGATACCAGTTATGAAAAAAAGCGGTGGAAATTTAACAAAATTAAAAAGAAAATTATTTAAATTAAGAAAAAGATATTATAAAGCAAAATCAGCAAAAGCTAGAGATAACGTTTATGAAATTATGGAAAGAGAAGCGGATAAAGAACTCGAAAGTACGAAATTTGATTGGATGAAGAAAAAAGTGAATGATGTATGGAAAAAATTCGATGATGATATAAAAGGTGGAGTTGAATTGGATACTGAAGAACCAGATGAAACAGGTTATGAAGGTGCAATTGTATTAAATCCACAAACAGGTGTGCATTTTGAACCGGTTGTTGTTTTAGATTTTGCTAGTTTATATCCAAGATCTATGATAGAAAAGAATTTATCACACGAATGTTATTTGTTACCAGAGGATAACGGGAGATATGATAATTTACCTGGTTACGAATATTATGATATAATTCACAAAAATAATATTGATGATGATAATTTGACATACAAAAAATGTAAAGAATATGATCCAGATAACGGAGATACAATAAGTAGATTCGCAAAAAAGAAAGACGGAACTAAAGGTATTATTCCGCAAATCGAATTAAGTTTGCTTGATGCAAGAAGTAAAGTCAAAGGATTAATGAAACTCGAAAAAGATCCATTTGTCAAAAAAATTTATGACGGTTTACAGCTAGCATATAAAATCACAGCAAATTCATTGTACGGACAAACAGGTGCTGATGTTAGTCCAATCTATTTGAGAGCAATTGCAGCTTCGACTACAGCAACTGGAAGAGCTAACCTTCTATTCTCTAGGGATACTATTGTAGAATTATACCCAGGAACTGTTATTGTATATGGGGATACTGACAGTATATTTGTTAAATTTCCAATAAAAGACGAGGATGGCAAATATATTCAATCAAAAGAAGCATTAGTAGAAGCTATTAGATTAGGATATGAATCAAGTGAAAAAATTAACAAGCTTTTGCCATATCCACATGATCTCGAATATGAAAAGACATATTGGCCATTAATTTCTAACAAAAAGAAAAAATATGTCGGTAATTTATATGTTGATGATCCAGATTCGTATTATCAAAAAGATATGGGAATTGTACTAACAAGAAGAGATAATGCGCAAATAGTAAAAGTTGTTTGTAGAGGTATCATCCATAAACTATTAAACGAAAGAAATGCAGTTAATGCTGTAAAATTTACTAAGAATGTATTAAAAAATATTTTAAGAGGAAAATATCCAATAGATAAATTCGTTATATCTAAAACATTAAAAGGTGATTATGTAGATAGATCGAAACATGCTCACACTGTATTAGCAGACAGAATGGGTATAAGAGATCCAGGTAATAAACCACAAGTTAACGATAGGATTCCATTTGTGTACATTATACCAGATGGAAAAGTTAAATTACAAGGTGATCGTGTTGAAGACCCTGTTTATATTACGGAGAAAAACATAGATATAGACTATCTATTTTACATAACAAATCAAATTATGAAACCAGCAATTTCTTTTTTAGAACATTTGGTGGAAAACCCAGAGAAAATATTCAAAGAGTTTATTGTTAGAGAATTAAATAAAAGAGCGGGTGTTAGACACATTGCACATTATTTTGGTGGACAAACTGTTGATGATATACCAGAATTCGAATTATTCGGCGAAATTCAAGATAGTGATAAAAAACCTGTAGAAAAGAAAAAAAGAATATCGAAACCACGCAAAAAGAAGGTTGAAAGAAAAATGCCAAAATTAACAAAAGATTTTGATTTATTCGATTAAATAAATATGATTTAACAAATATATTTAATATTTTTGTTAAATGAATGATGACTAATGCTAGTTTAATCAAATCTTCTTGTGAAACTGTCGTGAGGCAAATCAAATGAAAATTCTAAATTCTCAGAACTGTAAAATGGTTGTACATCAGTTGTTTTTGATGTTTCGCTCAATGCATCGGTAGTAACTTCATATTGAATATCATTTTCAGATGTTTCGCTGATAGTTGCACCTTCAAATTCTTCTGATCTATTTCCTCCATCCATTTCCTCGAATATATTTCCGTCTGCTGAAGATGTTTCAGATGAAAGATCACCACCATCTTGTAATTTGAAAGAAGATGACGAAGTCGTTGGAGATGCTAATAAATCTTTAATACTAAATTCTTCACTGTCTCTTGCATCACCTCCGGTTTGTTGGGGTGCATTCGGTATGAATCCTTCAGTTTCTAAACTTGGAATATCTTGACTTAATTCACTCATTTGTGACATGTCGATTTTTCCTTTAGTAAAAATATTTCTGATTCTATCAAGCTCGTCAAGCGTTAAGTCTGAGCGCTTTCCGCCATCTTGCGTTAAAAAATTAGATGGATCGTATTGAGTATATCTTTTTTCGGCTACAGGTGAATACTCGCTGAGATTTAATGGTTCAATAGCTGATTCAGTTATATCATTTTTTGTATCAACGTTGTTGCGGAGAAATACATCTGTTATTCTTTTTTTTATGTCCGCTTCAGAATAAGAAACATCTTGTCCATATTCTTCAAAATTTTTATCTGACGATGAATATTGATTTCCCATTGTTATTATGAATATATAGATACAGGAGAAATTTTTTTTATATAAATTATTCACAATATATCAATATCATCCGTATGAAAATATTTGTTATATGTTTTTTTAATAATATCATCAAAAAATATTCTTATATAGATTATTATTTGAGTCAATTCGTATAACCAGATATCTATAAACGAACATGAATAAATTATAAATAATAATAAAATGCAATTTAGAAAGAAATCGCGACGTTATAAGATTTCTTTCTATTGTACAAATTATAATTTATAATAAGATGCAATTTAGAAAGAAATCGCGACGTTATAAGATTTCTTTCTATTGTACAAATTATAATTTATAATAATATGCAATTTAGAAAGAAATCGCGACGTTATAAGATTTCTTTCTATTGTACAAATATATTCATAAAGAAATGCAAAAATGGTTATTTTGTTTAATATTAATCGTTCTTGTCGTT